CTCTAATAGGTTGGTGATTATCTCAGGAGTTACTCCAAAGTCGCTGTAAGCCTTCGCGATCTTAGCGGCGGAACCAAAAGCTATTGGCTCGATGAATACTCGGTTCTCTTTAAATGAATCGGGAAAGTCGTCTACCGTGAGCCGTTTGACATTCTTCCCATACATGACCTTATTGAGATCACTAAGTTTTGTTTTACGGCGCAGCTCCCATGCGTTCCACTGGTTTTGTAAACAGCCGTATTGCATCATCCAACTGAACCAGCTCTTGAGACCCTCTGATGCTTTGTTAAGATTATGTAGCCCTAATGCGAAACCGATTGGTCGCATCTCAGTAGGGTCTTCCGCAGCAGTGGCGGACATCGCATGAATTGAATAGCCTTGTGTAACGAGAGACACGAGAAGCTGCGCGTTCTGTGTATACGGCCCTTTACACTTATGGACCTCATCGACTAGCACTAGTGTGTCTTCTGGCAAGTGCCACGTCATGATCTTCTTGCCGCGCTTCGACATCCACTCTGTCTTTCCGGTCCTAATCTTTTCGTAGTTAAGAACGAAGATGGGTTCTATACCCGTCTCTTTAAGCTCACGCTCCCATGACGGGATAACTGATTTAGGGCAGAGGACTGCAACAGGTCTATTTAAGGTCTTAGCTAGATGGGCGGCTACCACCGTCTTACCAGTCCCGACATGGCTAGTGTCGAGTGAGTTCAAATCTAATCTATGTTTTGCTAGAAAAAAGTCAAAAGCCTCTTGCTGCTTTGGATATAATGTCTTCATTTATTGTCTATACACAGACAAATAATTGAAGCGATTAGCTATGTCCAGAAAAAGTTCAACTTTTTCTCCCACCCCAAATATATCGCGCGATAAGGTAGGCGTCGATCATACCATCGTGAGGTTTTTTACACCTCTTGTTTGCAAGCCAGTTCTCTTCTGGCGCAAGTGAATCAGCCAATTCTAAAGCTGCTTCTTTGGTTTTTCCTTTAGGAGTCCGACCAAGCATATGCTTCTGCCACTTATGGACGCTCACACGTAGGACTGAGTAATCGTGTGACTCAGCCATACCTATTAGCTTACCAAAGCTAATAGCCATTGATCTAACAGCTTGGCTGCTTTTTGCATGGGCTAATGGTTCTTCGATTGCGAGATCGAATGGTGTATTAAAATCGAGGAGCCACTGGTTGATGGAACGGATGTCAATTTCTTTCTTCTTCGACATTTGAAGAGTCGGCATACGAATCTTGTCGATGATGCCACCATCAAATTTAGATATAGCGCAAAGTCCGCCATCTAACCCGTTGTCGATTCCGACAATCATAATCTACAGATCTCTATGTGTTTATCGTCCGATTTAACGGGATGATACACAGCAGATTTTGAAACTGATCTCAGATCAATTTCTGACTCTTCCCAATGGAAGTTGTTAAAATAATTTTTAAGCTGAGTTTCCCTAAAATCTATTCTTGTCTCAGCTAAAGACGACAGGAGTATTTCGTGGAATAGGAACTTACCATACTCATCTCGGTGCTGCTTTATTTTTTTAATAAGGGTCGGGGATATCCTACAAAAACAATTTAATGAATTCCAAAGTTCAGGGTCTTTGAAGCGGTAATTTAGATACCACCACGGCCAATGGGGGTCGCCACCTTTTGAGGAAATGCCGTTAGATATTAAATCTGATTTGTCAGATTTGAACAAATCCAAAATACTTTTGGTTGTTTTTTGGTTGAGCGCAACATCGTCCTCAATAACCCAAGTGTATTTCTCTGAGAGGTCTTTGAACAAAAGATCCCAAGCCGTGGTGTTCCCCTTCCATGAAGTAGCTAGACCCTGACGAGATTTAGTCGGTAGATTTTTTTCTAGTGGGAGAAAACCCCCCATACCAGTATACCCCTCCAGATCGCCTTCTACGTCCGGTATAACTTCGACCTCGCCGAAAGGGGAAAGAACCTTTATTAAATTATCGGTCTTAACGCTCTCCTCTCGCGTCAATATCTTAAAAATATTTTCCATTAAAATAAAGTCGTCTTTGTCATATTAGGGGTATACTCAGGACAATACATATTGTCGCAGTCATCTCCCACAGGCCCATCGCACGTCTCACAGTTCTCTTCGCGTTCCTCACTAAGCAATGCCTTAGCAAGAATCGAATAGTTCACGAGATCCTCACAGGCGTCATCAACTGATTCGCCAGCTACCTTTAGCTCACCATCATTAACGAACGATTTAATCCGCATCAACTTATCTTGCATTCTCAACAAGAGTCCGGTGACCGGATGGAGGCCAAGTGATTTAGCAGTCTTGAAATTGGCAAGTGCATCGACAGTGTTCTCACCACCGCAGTAGTCAGAGTTCTTTGCTCGCATAATTTCGAGCGTTTTCTTGCACGTCGATTCGTGTAAACGGAATAGGGTTTCGGGTTTCATTATTTTACGGGTATAGAGTCTCCTCTGACTAGTAGGCCATCGCCCTCTGCCGGAACTAAAACTCTAATACCTTTAGGAAGGGATTGTATATAGAACACTTCACGAGCAGTTGACGGCTTCACGCGATACCATAAACCGTCAGCAGTATCTACTGGGAATTTAAAGTCTCCCCCTTCATCAATTCTAGTGATGAATTTAGGCCCGACTTCTGGTTCACGATCTTGGAACATTGTAAGGATATTAAATCTCGTTTCCGGTATCGGCGTCAATCGTTTTTTTCTGCCGGATTGCGCCTCCTCCTTTGTCCGCTTTAGAGTTATTCAGGACAGATATATCAATCTGCATTTTACTACTACCACCACCAGTCTTTGCATTAAGACCTAAGTTGCGTCTGATAAGCTGATCTAGTTCTGACATCTCACGGATTGTTCGTGGCCCACGTAACGCCTTCATCGAATCACGTAGCAGTTTGATTCCGGCTGCGGCGATATAGTGTTGGTATTTATCAGCGGGCGAGTTCTGTGCTTCTGCGATTTCGTTGAGGGTAATGTCTTCTTCTTTAGAGGCTCGGAACCTCTCGTCAACGATTGCAGAAGAAACAGTGTCGTTAAAATGTTCTTCGATATCTTCTTTGAGTTGGTCTTTGTCGGTATCCGGTTTTGTATGTTCATCCTTGATATCTTTGTTGTGGATCAGATTGTCTAAAACCTTACCATCAACCACGCTCCCATTCATCTTCGGATCTACACCATGCTTTTTTAACCATTTACGAATCGTATTACGATGCACGCCAATGTGTTGACCTATAGCCGCATTACTGTAACCTTCTTTGTTAAGACGAAGGGCTTCAGCCTCGCACTCTCTAATAGGTTTTTCAGACATCCACTTAATTATGCCTACCGAAGCAGAAAAGCGCAAGCGTGTTCTAGAGCCGAGAATTGATCCGGCTAGTAAGAAAATGGATGTAGGTGGACTGATGATTCAGCCCACTAGCACTCTGACTGCTTTATTATACGGTTTTGCCCATCACCCTAATAATAAAGCTAAGGAGTTCTACTTCTGGAGAATCTGCGACGAACTCTGGAATCGTGAAGAACTACCAGAGCCTATGATGGTCCGTCATCCTTGGGCTGAAAAAATGATTCGGGCTGCTCTAAAGGATAAGTATCTAGCAATTGGTGGTTCAGCCAGTAGTGGTAAGTCGCACACCATGGCCGCATGGGGAATCGTCCAATGGCTCTGCCAGCCTCGTGACACACTGGTCCTGATGACATCGACCACTTTACGGGAAGCACGAAAGAGGATTTGGGGTTCAGTTATGTCTTTGTTGTCTGTGATCGATGGTGCGCCTATCAAGATAAGGGACTCAATCGGTAACGCCGCTTACGTAGATGAGAACGGCACGCTTATCGAAAGAGCTGGGTTATCACTTATTGCGGCGGAGAAATCCAAAACACGCGAGGCAATAGGCAAGTTTATTGGTATAAAGCAGAAGCGTGTAATTATGATTGGTGATGAACTTTCAGAACTTTCTGAAAGTATATTGCAGGCTGGTTTGACCAACTTATCGAAGAACCCCTTCTTCCAGATGATCGGTATGTCTAACCCAAATAGCCGATTCGACGCTTTTGGAGTCTGGTCAGAACCAAAGAAGGGCTGGGAAGCCATCGACACACAGACCGCTGATGAGTGGACAACGAAGTGGGGCGGTAAGTATATTCGACTCGACGGTGAACGAAGCCCTAACATTGTGTTAGGTGAGGTTAAGTATCCTTGGTTACCGACCGCCGAAAAGCTAGAGGAAGACCGACTATTATTAGGACCAGAGTCCAGAGGATACATGCGGATGGTTAGGGCCATCTTCTTCGACAGCGACGAGACAACCGGAATCTACTCAGAAGCTGAGATGGCAAAGAGTGGTTCTTTAGGTGGCGTGGATTGGGCTGATAAGCCGACAGTCGTTGCTGGAATCGACCCTGCCTTCACCAACGGCGGCGACAGAACCATCATGTATACAGCAGAAGTCGGATACGCTCGCAATGGTCAGTATGTATGTAAAATGGGGGAAGCGATACATCTTAATGATGACGCCACAAATAAAGCGGTTCCCCGCACATACCAAATCGTCCACCAGATTATCGATCACTGTAAATGTAGGAACATCTCCGCTGACAACGTGGCTCTCGACTCCACCGGAGCTGGTGCGCCGTTCTGCGATGTATTGGCTGGTGAGTGGGAGAGTTCATTTATGCGTGTCACCTTTGGTGGTAAAGCATCGGACAAGCGTGTAAGTATGAACAGTCAACTTACAGGTGAAGAACTATACACAAATCGGGTCTCTGAACTCTGGTTCGTTGGTAAAGAGCTAATGCGGACACGTCAGATCTATGGGGTGTCGTCTGAATTAGCTAAAGAGATGTGTGCCAGAAACTACGATATGGTGAAAACCGGATCACTGAAGGTGAAGATCGAATCAAAATTAGAGTTCAAATCACGATTCGGTAGGAGTCCTGACTTAGCTGATGCGGCGTTCCTTGCTCTCGATTGCGCTCGCCAGCGTTTAGGACTCGTGGCTGTTGATCCACCAAAAGACGAAAAGGGTTCGGGATTCAGGAAACAGGTTACAATAAAAACGCTTCGGGATTCGTTACAAAATCCTGACACTCAACTCCTCTCGTAACTAAAATAAAGTATATCGTTTAGTAAAAGCCAGATAGGTTCGACAAAACTTTTTCAAAATCGTTTACTCTTTATATACTTACTATAAAGAGTAAACATTTACAGAAAAGTTTTTGAGGCGGTTTTCATTAAGATCCCGAAGATTGACAGTTTTCAATAAAAACTGTATCTTCTGCTGCGTGGCGAATAAACGTTTCAAGAGGCTCCCGTCTGGCCGTATCCAATACCACGGGGAGACTTTTGCGGGTTTTAATAAGCCGAAGCGTGCGCCGAAGGGGTCTAAAAAGAAGTTTGTCGTATTAGGTAAAGAAGGCGATAAAATTAAAAAGGTCGGCTACGGCCACCGAGATTACAGCGATTTCACAAAACACAAGAACCCTAAGCGTCGGGCGAACTTCAGAGCCAGACACAACTGCAAAACTGCAAAAGACAAAACAACCGCACGCTATTGGGCGTGTAAAAAACTTTGGTGATCATGGCTAAAAAAGATTACTTTCAATTTCTTAAAGAAAAACAACGAAAAGACCCAACTTCTGAGAGGGCTGAACGTCTTGCTAAAAGAGGTATTAAAACACCTGCAACAGACTCTGATATAGAACCGGATATGAGAGACATGGCTGGGACTACCGCTGGCTATGGTTTTACAGTCGATCCTGAAACCTACGATTTAGCAGGTGGGGCCGCAAAGCCCGATACACCTGCGGTTGACCCCGCCCAAAAAGCTGAGGAACAGTTAACTGCTCGTAAAGGTATTGCTTCCGGTCTTAAAGACTTATCGAAACGAGGTGCTTTGACCGCTGATCTCCTTAAAGAAGCACGACAAAGAGCAACGAAGGCCGGAGTTTCTGAAGATCAGTTCAGTTCTTTCATGGAGAAAGAAGGTATCCGCGAGCGTGGTTCTACGTTCTCTTTTAAAAAACCTAAAAAAGGAACAGGGCTGTTTGACCAACCTGCGACAGACCAACCTGCGACAGGCCAACCTGCGACAGGCCAACCGGCGACAGGCCAACCTGCGACAGATCTAGCTTCGTCTCCAGAAGAAGCTACTCAGAATGTCATGTTCAAAAAAGAGTTCGGGACCGGACTTGATGCATTAGCAGCCATGCAAGACCCTAATTACGAAGTTGGCAGTGGGTCGTCTCTTCTAAAACCTGCTCGTTCTATTGGGCCTGCTAGTGGTAAGTTTCGTAGAGCCGCTCGTAGACTCGCCCGTGGTGGGGATAGAGCAGGAGCAGCTCGTATGCGTTTAGCTGGCGAGATGGTCCGTATGGGAGAACCTGCTATTGATACTCCTGCTGCTCGCGGGCAGAGAATGTTCCAGAAAATTTTAGCGGGTCGGGAAGCTCAGAAACAAGATAAAATCATGGCTGGTTCAAAAAACATGTTTAACGCGATGGGGATTGGTAAACCAAAGTCGAACGCCTCGATTCAGCATCCTAAAAAGGTGGGAAAATATAAATCTCCTTTAGATGAAACACGAAACAAAAAACCCGAAAAACCCAAAACGTCTGGGAAATATAAATCTCCTTTAGATGAAACACGAAACAAAAACCCCGAAAAACCCAAGACGTTCCTTTATGACAAAGAGGGTAACGCGACTTCACTTGATGAAGTGAGAAAGAGAGAGCAAGGGCCTGTTTATTATGATAAAGATGGTAACGAAATGATGATCAGTGAATATCAGACTATGGAATTTAGGGATTCAAATGGTAATGGTATCGAAGATCGTAGCGAAGGTATTTACCGTAAGAGCGACTACGTAAAAAAACCCAAAGGCCCACGTCCCAGAGGCTTATAGTTTATATGATTAATTACAACCAAGACATCGCACCACTTCGGCAACAGTATTTCCCAATGCTGATGGGGGAGAGAGGTTTCGACCAAGCGATGAAATATCGTCAGGAAGTCATCATGCCTATGCAGATGCAGACAATGAAGATGCAGCAGCAAGCGATGTCTTTACAGCAACAGGAGCTTGCGTATAAGCAGCAGAAGTTTCAGCTCCGAAGAGCGCGGAAAACAGCACGCCGTGAAAATGAGGCACTAGAAAAGATTCCAGAAGTAATCGAGAGCATATCAAATATTTCTAATGACCCATCTAAAGATAATTTTGCACAACAAAGAGATCTAGCACAGTTGCAGTTGAAGTATGCGTCTGTATCACAATTCTCCCCTTTGGTTACCAACTTGTTTAACTCAGCTACTCGCTCTATTGATAACCAGAGTAAGATGCGCGAACGTAACGATGGTAAAATTTATCAGGCAGCGGTCTCAGGAGTTTCACCTGAAAAAATAGCGCAGCTTGCTAATCTCGATGGGTATGTATCCCCTTCAGATGAAATAGCTATGGAAATAGCGAGGGCAAGTAAAGAGAAAGGTTTTGCTAAAACTCAGAAAGAGCTTTCCGATTTCCAATTTGAGCAGCAGAAAGAATACCTAAAGGCTCAACAAAGTGAGGCTGAGTCTATCCTTAAAAATGTCATCGACATGTCCCCTGCTGAGGTTGCTAGTGACTTGACTGCCGGAGGAACTTTGTCAGCAGCAGGGATTGAAGCTATGAATTCTGCTGATAAGATTAGTAGTCAAGAACTTACATTCGGCGGTAGAGAGCGCGCCCAGTTAGAAACGAGCTATTTACAACTACTCCCACCGCAAGATCGGATGCGGATTGAATCAAGCGACTCTTTAGATCGAGCTAATTTCCCCGATAAAGATCTATACCGTGCTGTTTTAAGGAGAGCTTCTTCTATGGCCAACCCTGTTCTAGCATCTAGGTCAACAGAACAAAAACCTAGTCTCTCCAGTAAATTCATTCCTGACTCTGCTCGATAATCTAACTACTATCATCAACTACATCCCAAACCTCTTCAGCTATGTCTGATTTGCCTCTAACCGAATTTGAAAAGAGTCTCTTTGAAGAGACTGAAGCCCCGAAACAAATTAAATCATTCTCTGAATGGTCTACTCAAAACGATGTAGCTGATGATGATCCGCAAAGCTTTCTAAGCTACGCGGACTTTATGCGTGAGTCGTTAGGCGATTCCTATGACGCTAAGTCTGAAGCCGAAATTCAGATGGGGCTGCGTCAAGGTCTGTCCACGATTTCGGGGATGGATGAGGATACTATAGAGAAGACTCTTGCTCCCAAAGGAGCTGATACGCAGAGTAAGATGAACGTAGTCTTCTCTAGTCTTTCAGGTGATGATCCTGACCGTCAGGTGATATTAGATTACATGGCTGGTGAGGAAGTAATCGCGGAGCAAGAAGACGTAACGGAAGAGTATAAGGGGAAAGTTGCTTCCTTGATGTTCCAAGCTGAGGAGATTGTCGAAAGACGTTTTAATGAGACTAAAGAAGATCTCGTTAACACAAATCAACTTCCTTTTGCTTATGTGATGGATGAAGACGGTAATCAAAAGCTTTTGATTAGTGATACTGCAAGTGAGATGTCTCTCGCCAAAGCAGTAAAAGCTTCGCAGCTTGGGGATGTTTCGTATGAGAATGTTTCAGAAATCGAATCCCAACTTCGCCCTATTCCAGATACGGGTGTGTCTGTTTATCAGTTCAAGAAACTGAGTGAGATCTCAAAGAGTATTGAAGAGTTGTCTCAGGATGATGCTTTTGTCTCTGAGCATATTGCTGGACACGCACGTCAATTAGCTCGTGAAGATGACTCAGCGGCAGAGTCTGTAAGTAAGACTATAGGTCGAGGTGTGTCAGATTTGTTAGCTGGTCTAGGAGTTGCTGACGATGAAGTAGATGCTCGACGAAAAAGAGTGTGGTTGGCTAGCCACCGTAGTTTTGACTCGGCTGTTGAGTATATCACAGAGCAGTTGAACGATAGTGGGGCTAATTACAAGCCTTCAGATGTTCGTGACGCTTATGAAGCTTTAGTGGTAAGCTCCGGCTTTGCTGGGGGTTCATTCGCACTCAGGCAAGACGCAACAGAAGCAGGGCAGAATTTAAGAAACACAAAGCTTGGGCCACAAATTAACCCCGCAGTTTTTGTTAATGATGAGCTTTTTGCAAAGACCTTAGCAGCTCACCCTGAATTATCTGAAGAGACTAAGAAAAGATTCGTAGAGGCTCAGGACGAGATTCTTGCTGATCAATTCGGTAATTACAATAAAGTTCTTGAAGATTCTAGTTACGCTGATGAGTGGTCCGAAGCTCTCTTGACTGGCCGTCAGGAAGGTAAAGGAGACGCCACTATTCTTAAAGAGTTCACCGCTAATGAAGAAGTATTTAGCGAAGTGGCTGCTAGAGCTAAAGGCATCGCCGCTTCTGTATGGGACGCCGTATCAAGCCTAGTTTATTTAGCCCCTACAGTATTCGGCTCTGATTGGGGTAAGGAAGGTCTTGTTGAGATGAGTAAGCAGCAAGCTAATCGTCGGCAAGTTGCCGCTATGTTTGGTGCTGAGTATGGCGTCGGACAAGATGTCATGGAAGCCGTGGCCCCAATGATTGTTGATATTGGTGCTACTTTTTTACTTTCTACAGCTACCGCAGGAGCTGGTGGTGTAGCATACTTAACTGCTAAGTCAGGAGCTAAGTTAACCGCTAAGGGTATGGTTAAGGGAATGACCAGTAATATGCTTAGAGCTACTGGTGATGTAGCCTTAAAAAAGGTAGCTGACAGAGCTGTTAAACTGGATCTTATAAAAGAAGTAGCCGAATCAGGAGCAGGAACAGCGGCAAGAAAAAAGACTATTAAAGCCTTGGAAGCTTATAATAGTGTAGTCGCAAGGAAAATGGGTTTAGCTGTAGGAACATTTGTCCCCGCAGCATCTCGTTCTACTGCCATGAGTTACGGGACGCTTTACACCCAACTTAAAGAAAGCAACCCCGACCTCCCCGAAGAAGACATCCACGACAGAGCTTTAGGTTTTGCTATGACTACGGGTGCTGTAACTGGTTTAATCACCTCTGCGTTTAGTGCAATCGGTAGGGGCGGTGTTGAAGACGCCTTATTAAAAGGTATGAGCTTCAAAGAAGCTAAAGAAGTTTTAGAAGCTGTTGCTAACACTGGAGCTATTACTAATAAAGCTATGTCAGGAGCAATGAAGACTGTCTTAGCAGATTCTCTTAAAAAGCACAGCGCACAGTTCTTACGCACCAGCGGTAAAATTGCAAAGAACGCTGTTGACGAAGGTCTAGAAGAAGGTCTTGACCAGCTTGTATCCTCGTTCGTTGAAGATGTAGCTCTTAACAAAGACACACCTATTCTTGAGAGGTGGCAGCAGACTATGCACGCCGCTATGGTTGGTGGCATCTTAGGTGCAGGAGTCCCAACAGTTCAAGCGGCTGCAAGAAAACTCAAAGTTACCCCAATGGACGTAGCCGACCAGAGCGTACGTCTTAGAGGTCAATTCTATCAAGATGTTGCAGACAACTTAACAAAGAATGGGAGTCCAACAACTGCCAATGAAGTCCTAAGACAGATTGGAGAGCGGAAAAGAACCAAGATCCAACCTCCTCCTTTACCGACAGAGACAACAGAAGAGGATCAAACAATACTTAATGATCAAGCTGCGCTGAGTGAAGTGGAGCAAGAAAGGATTGCGGAGGCGCAAGCACTAGAAGAATTAGAGAATGCTGAAGTTAGGGATGAAGAACAGATTGCTACCAAGCAAGCATTACTGGCAGATCTAGATAACAGGATAGCTGAACTTACAGATAAGACCCAACCTAAAGCTCCAGTCGAGATTAAGTTGGAATCAGCAGAAGACTTAGTTCCAGATTCTGTATCTGGATCGCAAACTACCGCAGGTGCAACTCTCTTAGAGAGAGTCGCAGATGTCAGTAGAGCTGAAGTAAACTTCCAATTTGGTAACGTAAAGAATAAGAAAGCTAAAAAGTTTTCAGCACAATTCGTAGAAGCTTCTGTCCTTAACACAGAACATATTGGAATCGTCGCAGACAAAGGTTCTCCTCTGTCATTAGAACAAGGAAAAGAAGCTCAAGCGGGAGTCGATATTGATTTCACTGATCTCCAACGCACTCTCGCTACTGTAAAAGTAGGGCCAGACTCTGAGAATGTTTTAGAAACATTAAATCAGAAAGTCACGACCCACAATGCAGATTATCGAAGTGGTGATTTCACAAGCTCCAAGAGCTACGCTAGGCGGAAGTCTAATAACACGCTTGAGTTTGATGGCGTTCCTGTCAAAGAAGACCTAGCCCCCTTTGTCCAGAAGAAGGTTGTTGAATCAGCGAGTCTAGGTTACCCAGTCAATTTAACTACTTCTGACACGCATGGTATCCCGATTCCTGAAGATGTGGACCCACTTGCTCTTAGTGATTACGTCGCTTCTTCAGTTTACACAATTTACCCTACGGTCGCAGTAAAGAAACCTGCATCAGGTTCCAGCTTTGAAAGTGTGTCCGTGCGGACACGGTTCAATCCACGGACAGGGAAGACCGAGATTGGTAAAGTTACTGGTTTCGTTGATGAGTATGGCATCGGTCAGTTCGATAACGACCCTGTCGTTGTGGCTGAGATGCTTAGGGCCAGAGTCCCTGTCTTTGTTCCGAAAGGGTTTTCTAATGTTAACCCTTCAATTCTTCTTGATGAGAATAATTATGTAAAGGATGTCGTAGGGTTAACGGCGGACGGGGCAGCTCTTGAATCTAAGGTTACTCCTGTTGAAGCCCCGCCGAAGTATTACTACAATAATGCAAAGACTACTATATTGGGTAACATCCCATTCAAAGCAGTTGATCTCCCTACTGGAGTTAAGAAGTTCGACGTTGAGAATGGTGCAACTACGGAGGAAGACTTTAGTAGTGTAACGGAAATCAAAAGATTCATAACTTCATTCAGCAAGGAGTTGAATAAGACTGGAGAAGAGCGAAATGTTGAAGCCCATTCTCGTATGGAGCCTCTCACCGACCCTTCCGACTCGGATGCTCAGAAACAAGCTATGGATGCTGCTCGCCAGCAGTTTATATTTAACGCAAGGATGTTTGAGTTGAAACAGGACATCCTTCAAGACCCTACCGATAAAGTTGGTAAACTTCTTAACCGGATGGATCTCAAAGTAGACGCAGCCGCTAGCCGACTCTTACCTTTAATCACTATTGATAAGGCAGGAGAATATAGCAGTAGCAAGATTCTTGAAGTGTTCATAGAGCAGAATGTTGAGAACAACCCCGCACTAAGTGGGACTGCACCTCCAACATTTACATCGGTTTTATCTAAAGCTGCGGATAACTTTAAGGCTCAAAAAGACTACGTATCCCGAAAGTATAGAGACGTAGCTGCATTGACATTACCACAAGACGGAGACCTCGATACTGATTCCAGAAGGTCTGACGATTACTTCAGTAATTTTGGGAGAGAGCCAGACGGCACACTTGCAGAGCCTGAAGTGATTGCTAACGTGATGTCCAGTTCTATTGATAATGCTATTGATGCTATCAATAAAGACCAGACCCTACGCCGATCTGTTGATGAGTTCGTTTTGAACAATGTGTTTGATGGTTCAAACGAGGTGGCAGAAGTCGTCAAAAGCCTCAGCCCCAAAGATCTTTTTGGGGTCATGTCGTCATGGATGGTTTCCAGTAACGGTCGGGTTCGTAAGTCAGTTAATAGTTTTGTATCAGGTTTAGAATCTGGATCTTCCAGAGGTATTGATCTTAGAAACGCCCTTATCGTTTCACGATTTGCTGGTCGGCCTAGAGGAGTTAGTCAAATAAACAAACCCGCCGTTGAAGAGTTCCAGTCATTGTTTGCTGAGATTACGGGGGATACTATAGATTCGACTGAGGCATTAAATACTATGGTCGCCATTGATGGCGCACTCCGAACTCGCCTCTCAGTTTCTCTGTTATCGGAAGCTCAGAGA